GGTGCTGTCGCCACTGTAGGCAGCCTGCACCTTACCCTGCATGTAGTCGGCCAGGAAGCGGTTGTGCTTCAGGCTCAGGTCCACGCCGTTCTTCTTCAGCTGTGCCTCGAACTCAGAGACGGGCACCTTCTGGCCTCCGGCGTTGGCGGGCTCGTTCTCCAGCTTCTTGATGGTGGCCTCGAAGGTCTTCTTCTCGGTCTCCAGAGCGGTGATACGGCTCTTCAGGTTCTGCAGCTCAATGCGCGAAGCGTCGAGTTCGAGCTTCTCCTCTGCACTGAGCGTGAGGTTCACTTCCTCGCCATCTACCTGCATCTGAGCAAGGTCGCGAGTGAAGGCATCGACGAAAGGCTGGCCGTACTTGTCGGCGAGCTTCTTCTGCTGCTCTGTTTCGAGGAACAGCTTGCCGTCGTCGTCTTTTGCAAAGTTCTGGATGCCAAGGATGGACATTACCCATCCGGCAACGAATTTGAAATCTTTCTTCATATTTCTTCTGATTAAAGAGTGATGTAGTTATGAATAGATGCGGCAGCCACCAGTTCCCGGCAGCGTTCCACCGCCTTGTCCTCATTGCCTATGCTGTCGATGAGTCCGTGCTTCAGGGCTTCCTCGGCAAAGAACACCTTGCCGGCCAATATGCCCTCCACCTTCTCGTCGAGCTTGCCCTGACGGCGCGCCTTCACCGTCTCCTGGAACTTCCGTGCCAGCGGATCCAGTTCCTCGGCCTTGATCAGGTCATACTTGCCCTCCTTGGCCAGCTCGAACGGCTGGTTCTTGTAGGTGGAGAGGTTCGAGTAGATGGTGTGCACCTTGATGCCCTCCTTCTCATAGTACTTGGCGTAGTCGGGGAACGACATCATCACACCGATGCTGCCGAACTCCGACGATATCGTGTTGTTCGCCATCACCTCGTTGCAGTGGATGGCCACGAAGTAGGCGGCACTGGCACAGAGGTCGCACGATGCCACCACAGGCTTGCCCTTGGCCTGACTGCGACGGATGGCGTCGATGAGCGGTGCAATGGCATCCACGGCACCACCTCCCGAGTCGATGTCGAGCACAAGGCCCATCACCTTTGCGTCGGCCGAAGCCTTGTCGATGGCCTCGGCTATCTCGTCGGCACCGTAGGCGCACATCGTGCCATACTTGATCATGTTGCCGTGAAGCGGGATGATGGCAATCTTGCGGCCTTCGCTCTGCTGCTGGCCACCGGCCGACAAGCTGGGCATCGAGGCAGCCACCATCTTCGGCTCCAGAGGATGTTCGTCTGAATACTTCTCGGCCGTGAAGTCGTTCACGTCGCGCTCTAGGTACTTCGAGACAAGCATGCTCAAAGCGTCAACCTGGCGCAGGTCGACGAAGAACTTCATCGAGAGAAGTGAATGGTATAGTTTGGAAAAACCCATATCCTTGCACATTATTAAATGAAAAACAGTGCAAAAATATGGGTTTGTTGCCGATTAGGTCAAGGACTTCAGAACTTTGGCAAACTCAGGGCTGTTGCGCTTGAACGTGATGCGCGTGGTGCGTGGCGAGCCACTGTGCTCCACCTCGCATCGCACGGGCGACATGTCGGTACCGGCAACAAGCTTCTTACCGTTGGTATAGTGAATGAGTACCAGGCTGTCTTCCTCCACCAGCTGTCGATGCCGTAGAATGTATTCTGATTCGTCGCTGGTGAAGACGGCTTCGAACTCCTGCTCCACGTAGTCGCCGCTCAGCGGCTTCTTCTCACTGAAGGATGCAGATTGTGGGCGCGCGAACAAGAGATTGCCGTTCAACGTCAGGTTGATGTCCTGACTGCCAAGCATCGTGCACACTTCTACTTCACTGGAGGGGATGAATCCAACCTCCGTAATCTCTGCATGAGGGTCGTTGTAGTTGCTCATTTTCTTTTGTCCGTTTTTTTTTGGTTACAATTTCCGGGTTTCCGCGTTTTAGCGGAATGAAAAAATATGGATTTTAACACTTGTCATCGAAGAGGTTCAATTCAGGTCGCCTTGAGAGCAGCGATTTTCCTCTTCGCGTGTGCTTCACCACGTTCTGCTCTATGTTCCTTGATATCTCCTGACGGATGTTCCTCCGCTGCCTGTACATGATTTTCTTCACCATCTCCATGCCGTCCTCGCTGTGGCGCATGCCGTAGGCTGAGAGGAAGCTCTCCACAATCTGCTTCTCGCCGTAGCCCATCGAACGTGCTTCCACGTCCCACTGCCAGGCGCGGAGCTTCAGAAACAGTTTCACCTCTTCCTGGATCTGTTCACGGTGGAACGGCGACAGCGTCAGGTAATACTTCTCATAGATGTAGCGCTGACTGTCGCCAGAAACGGGAAGATACAGGCGAAGGCAGTCTTCACCGCCTGTGTATTTGGGAGGAAACAATGTTGGCTCCACTCGGTCGATGATATACTTACATAGCATTGACTCGCCGTCGAGCAACAAACCATCACCCATGGGCTTTGCCTCATGGCGCAATACGTCGTGCAGACGACGTTCCAGGTTCAGGTAGACATAAGGTCGTTCAGACGGTTTCATTTCGCAAAGATAATTCTTTTTTTTCAGAAAATAACTGAAATCTGCAAAAAAGTGAAACAATGAATAAAATAGACGTAACTCTTTGATAATCAATTGTGTTTCACTTTTTCTTATATAAAAAATGAAACTTTTGAAACTGAACAGCCTCTTTTCCTTAATTATCCTTGTTTCACTTTTAGTTTCACTTTTTTCTATCAAAAATGAAAGTGAAACTAAAAGTGAAACAAACATATTTATAGGATTTATCGGCGTTTTCGTGCGATTTTTCACTCAAAGTTTCAGATGTTTCATTTTTTTTCCGCAAATATGGGTTGGGAACGGGAAGGGGGCGGACAGATGACCCCGTACCCCAAAAGGAAAGCGGCGCGTCTGGTCGAAACCAAGGCACGCCGCCGGCAAGAAAAGAAAACATTAGTATGATTAGAATGCCTCGTCTGAGTCCCCCACGTCAGCAGGCAACAGTCCGGCGCCATCTATATTCTTATCTTGGATTTCACACTCTCGCTTTAGCGGAATGTAAACAGCCTTGTTTGTCTTCATATAGAAATGGTCCACAGCGCTGCCGTAACTATGCCCCATTGGGTCTTTTAGCCTTCGCATAATTCGACCGTTCTGCTTGCCCTTGTCGGGTTTGAATGAGGTCGAGCAGAGGTCGTAAGGATTGATTTCCTCTATGTATGGACAATATTTTGCGAACGCACGCAGCTTGCGCGTGAATCCATTCTGGGTTGTGTCTTTCAGGCCACTGACCTTTCGGAAATCTTCCAGTGCCTCGATGACCGGAATAACCTTGTCTAAGTGTTCTACCGCAAGAGGATGGAAATATGATTCTGCCCATTGCTCAAAGTTACTGCTCATGTCCTGTCTTTGTCTTCTCTTTAGAATGTTATCCATCGGTGGCTGTATCTTGTCGCCGTTGGGGAGCGTCTGCAGATAGAACTGCTCGCACTGCATCAGGAAGTTCAGGTCTGCGTTCCACTCGTCTTCGGTGTAGTCCACGCCAAAGAGCGACTTGCCGAAGTCGTCCCTGATGGAGCGCGAGCCGTGGTAGTCGCTCTCCTCGGTCGCCTGGTGATAATAGTCGCTGAATACCATGTAGAGCAGGCGCGCCTCTGTCGACGCGTCGAACGAGTTCGGCACGTAGTTCGTCGTGAAGACGATCTTCGGGCTCTCAGTGAAGTCTATGTTGTACGACTGGTTGTTCTTCGGGTTCACGGTCATGTCGCCGGTGATGTTGTCATAGAACGTCTCCATGCGGATGCCCTTCATGCAGTCGTCTACAAGCAGCATCCGCGTGTGGCGGTTCACCTGGTCAAACACGTGGGGATTGTCCAGCAGCTTCGCGTTGCGGCCGCTCAGCTTCACCGTCTTCAGGATCTTTGATAACACCTGGGCAAACAGGAACGACTTTCCCGAGCGACCGTTACACTCGTTGTCGTCGCCTATCTTCCAGTCCATGGCCATAGGCGCCCACGCACGGCTCGGATCCTTGAAGCCGTGCAGCATGTAGCCTATAGCGAATATCTTGTTGATGAGTGCCCGCTTCTGGTCGACGATCTCCTGCGGTGTGAGCGTCTCGCTGTCAATGGTGAAGCGGTGCTGATCCTTGTATGCTTGTCGCTCTTCTGGCGACTTCTCTTCTAATAAATCCTCCAACTCTCTACGCCAGTACAGACGGCTGGAGTTGATGAGGTAGGCGAACACCTTGCTCGGTATGTCCTTCACCTCGATGTCGTAATATGTCTTCCCGTCTTCTGTCTCCTCTCGCGTAATCGAGAACATCGCCTCGAGTTTCTTGAACGGATGCTTGATGATGTTTTCCTCCCAGACGTATCGCTTCAGCTCGATGGCCGAGCCACGGTCAAACACTTCGATGTCACCGGCCGTCACGCGAACGGTGTTGTCCTGGAAGAAAAACAGCTGAGAGGTCGGCGTGTAGTTGCAGAAGTCCAGGTCGACGCTCGAGAGCTTCGAGATGGCTGCAGGCGAGGTACGGGGGCTGTCGATGATCAGGTTCTGAACGTCGATGCTCTGCACGTCGCTCGGCATCTCGCTGAAGGGGCTGCGCTTCTCGTCACCTCGCGCCCAGTTGATGAGAAACTCGGTGATATCATCGGTCGTCACGCGCTCCACACGGTTCGAGCGTATCTTGACAAATTCCACCTTGTTCGCCTCCTTGTCCTTCAGTTTGTAGAAGCCCTGCATCCGGAGGAAGTACTGCAGGCAGCCGCTATTGATGCTGAATGACGTCTCTTCGCTTTTCTTCTTCGAGCGCTCTTCCCAGAACCTGCAGGGCAGCGCCTGGCTCACCAGCGTCTTCATGGCCTGTCCTGGGGCATCCTGCATCTCCAGCCAGTCGCGGAAGTCCTTCCTGAAGCGGCCACGGGCATCTCTGAAACGCTCGAAGCGCTCTGGCAGCCAGATGGTCCTGATATCGGGATAGCGCAGCGCGACCTCGCGGCCACGTCTGATGCCGGTCTCGTCTTTGTCGGGGATGTTGTAGAGCGACTCCACGAGCTTCATCACCTCCTTGTACTGCTGTGGCTCCAGCTCGGCTGTCTCGGAGTTAAGCCACAGCGGACTGTACCCAAGACTCTTCGCACAGAGGGCATCACGCTCGCCGGAGCATATCACGGCCTGTTTCACCTTCACCTCCTTGAAGGGCTTACCCTCGTTCAGTGGGTTGCCCTCGAACTCGTGGCGCTTCGTCTCGTTCAGGGCGAAGTGCTCGCCCTTCAGTTCCTGCAGACCGTTGATGTAGTCTCTGGGCTTCTGGCCGATATACATAAACCTGTACTGCTTGTCGAAGCAAAGAGGCTCGTATTTCTTGTAGAACTTCCTCGGCTGGCCGTCCACCATGTACGTGCACTCGCGCATGAATATCGGGTAGGTCTCCGTCGAATACTTCTTCGTAATCTTCCTGTCCTTGCACTTCCCCACCCATTTCACCGAGTACCAGTGCAGCGCATCCACATGCTCCTGAGTCACTTTCGGCCCCATCGTCTCCAGCTCCTTCTGGGTGAACTTCTCGTTCAGCTCATAGTACCACTCGCCTTCCTTCATGTCCGGATCCGCGTCCAGCAGCTTCTCAAACCGCGGCTGGTTCACGTCCTGACGGATGTCGCCAAGGCCGAGGCATAGCTCCGTGTTGATGTCGATGCACGCCTCGTTGAAGCCCAGGTTCTTCTCCTTCATCCACAAAGAGATGGGATTATGGCCGCGCTGGTCGTCGCCGAAGTCGGTGACCACCCACCACAACTCATATTCCTTCAGGTGAGCACTCGGCGTCCGCTCGTTCCTCATCTTGAACGCCTCCTTCATCTTGCCGCTGTCTATCACACGGCCGGCGTCGGGATAGAGGTGGCGGATAATGTCGAGCCCCTTGTGGGTGCTTGATGAAATGTCTTCTTTTCTTATCATGGTCAAAAGTTTCAGGATTTCAGATTGCAAAGATAGGCTTCGCTCCCTCTTTCTACAAGGACGAGATTTCGGACTTCAGTCTCTCCATCTCGGCCTGTATCTCTTGCCGTATCATCATGTCGTGTCTGTCAAGGATTTCTGAAATGTTTCTCATTGCCCATTCTGGTCCCAATCGCCATTCACTTCCGAATTCACCACTATTGTACGCATACCATAACCGATGCTTCGAGTTTTCACGAATCGAATCCATGGTTTCAGAAAGTTCTTTTAGCCGGTCATTAATCTCAACGGCTCTCTTATATTGCTGTTCTGTCATAGTTTCACGTTTTTATTTCTCCTTGAAAATTGTTGAAAAGGGTGGGGGATGGAAGTGGTGGACAGAAGCGCTCTGTACTCATCCTGAACGCTTTTTTTTTTGAATGCTTCTCTCCGGCTTTTGCCGTTCCATCCCACCACCGTTCGGGCCGTGGAAGTGCTTAAAGAATGAGGGCAGATGTCCGACGACGTGAAAGGTTAATGTTACGCTCAGTATCCTCACGGTAGAGTGCATCTGCCCTCTGGGTTCCCATCCGGGGCTGCTATCTCAAAACAACGACAACTGGGTGCCGTCGCTGGGGCTTCTCTCATGCCTACGCTGTTTGTCTGCCTCCAAAGCGATGCATTCGGCCAGAACGCGCATCTGACGGGTATCGTCGAAGCGCATCGTCACATGGCCGCCGTGGCTGTCCTGCACCCTTAGCTCCAGTCTTCCGCTGGCAAGCCGGTAGCTGTTCACCTTCATTTTTCTATCGGTAGCCATTGTCCCCAATATTTACCTTTTTCATCGCAGAAAACCAGAGCGTCATCTTTACTTTCCCAAAAGACTTCCTTGCCGGTGGCCCGGGCAAAGTCCAGCTCCACATTGGCACCGGCAGAATGCGGCCAGTCGGCGAGCATGTAGATGGCATCCTTGACGCTCAGAACCATCAGGTCTCTAAGCAGACAATAACCGTAGAAGTTGGGTAAAGTGCCGTCCGTATATGGCTGATAGGCATGTCTGTCCTCTTCATATCTCTTTTTTAAATGAGCCTGCCATGCCTCATTCGTCGGGTTGAACACCTCGTAACCTTTTGCCTTCAGCATCTCCTCGGCACGGGCGAACTTCCGGCGGGTGGCATCACTGATGACCTCCTCGCCAATCTTACCACTAATATAAAATTTCATCTTCTTCATCTTCTTCATATTCTTCAGGATAGCATTCAGAAGGGTCGCATGGTGGTATAGCAGCCCAAGCATCAACTACTCGCCAAGAGACTTTATCAGGTATGTCGTGTTCCATCGTATTCGTATTCTGATTCTTTGCCTCCTACTTCATCCCAATGCTTTTTGCAGAGCTCGAAGATCTTATCATCGAGAAAGTTGCTACTGATAAATATATCCTCAAAAGATGCCAGCAGGTCGCTTGCACATTCCACCATGCTAAAGTCCAATCGTCTGTCTTTTGGCGATTCAGTGGTAAGATATGCCGATACCTCTACACCATAGTAGCGGAAACTTAGTTCGTAGGTTATTGGGCGCATCTGATCCTCTTCGTCGTAGTCCCAATTATTCAGCTCTACGTGGGTGCAATAAAGGTTCTCTTTTAGTTCTACGGTATCTGGGCCATAGATTTCCTTGATGTCGTAGGGCTTTCCGCAGAACGGACAGTATTTGGGCCATAAGGGTACCTCTTCCCACTTCTGCTGATACTCACCTGGCTTACCCTTATACTTCGGTTTGTGGCAAATGCTGTTTACTATCACACGCCCGGACAGCACATTGTAGTTTACGGTGGCTGTCTCGTTAAATTTTTCCTTCAATAATTTATTGAGGTTCTGAATGCAATCACACGCCATATTTATTTTAATCCTTTCATTGTTTCTTGGTAAAACAACTCGGCTTCCACACAATCGACGCAGAGGCCTTCTTCTGTTATCTCGTCGGATTCATCCCCACAGTAACTACACACGCCATGGTGCAGCTCTGAAGGGTGGTAAGTTCGCTCTATAATCATACGCTAGGCATTTGTTGTATTGAAAAATATCCTTCTTTCCTATCAGTACGCTCGTAGTCGGCACATCGAGCAGAACCGGGAGGCTCTGAACAATGACCAGCTTCGTTGTCCCATAAGAGGCAATGCCGGCAGGTGTCTTTCCATTTGTTGCTCGATGCAGGAAAGAACGTTAGAACACCCCATAATGTCGATGTGAAATGGTTTTCGTCAGCCGACATTCCGAATATTTCAAGTTGCGTTGCTTTCATACTTTTATAGGATGTCAATGTTTGTTCTTATATATCCTCTTTGCTTCAACAGTAACTACCCAAGGGCGATTCTTTAGAGTGTATTTCACCTTAACGCTTCCGGCATTTACTTTCTCTCCGGATTCAATCAGATAGGTTCCAATATTTCCGTTAGCTATAGCCTCCCGAAATTTTTTTATGGCTGGAAGGCTCAAATTTTTTCTTTGTCTTTTCATACTATGGCCTCCTTTTCGTTATATACCATGCTCCCATCAGTGTCCAACCGACATTGTTTGACAATATCACCTCCGATGACACGTTGAGTCAGCGCCTTTTCTACGATAATATAGTCAATTCTGGCAGCATAGTCCATGCCATGCTTGACTTCAATCTGAATCTGTCCGCTTGTTCTTAATAATTGGATGTCATTCTTCTCGAATCGCCCGTCGGTTGTTTCCCGCAGAACCCGACGCAGTTCTACCACCCAGGAGTCGAAATCACCATGCCGGAAGAAGCAACAGTTATTCACGTTGCGCATCATCCCCACAGCCTCGTTCAGATACTTGGGGTGTGCCTTATAAAAGAAACTATGACATACTATCATGCTGCTTCCTCCTTTCTGATCATTCTCAGGTTAGTCACCGTGACACCTTCACGCCCCATACAATCCGGCTCGTCGAAACGTACATCGACGAACGAACTGTTGATGAAGTCGTAGATGTCAATAATCTCTCCATGGTGATGCACACCGTCACCCGTGACGGAAGCATCCACAATAACTCGATCTCCAATGTTCATGATCCTGTCTCCTTTTCTAATTCTTTCAATATGCGGTTGAACGTACGGCGCTCCTCCAGACATGCGCCACGAATCATCTTGGCAAGAGCGGATGCCTCTCTGGCATCCATCTCCATCAGGCTCACCCGTCCGCAACCGTCAATGTCAATATACATGGCTCACTCGAATTTCAGGTCATACACCAGGCTACGCTCCCATTCATCCGCCTCATTCCGAGGATCCTGAGGAACATCGAGGGGAAGTTCCTCCTCGCTGTAGCACACGAAGCCACGGCCGAAGCCGTCCCACTTGATATACTCATGGTTACCATGGCCATAGACGCACTTCACCTGACTGCCCTTTCCAAGAACCATCTCGTCGATCACGACGCCCCCCTTCCACGCGTCGATGGCCTTCTCAAAATCTGCTGTCAACATAAGCTATCCATTGTTTGTTCTATCATCTTTCTTCCAACTATCTCACGGATGCCGTCAATAAGTTTCTGGCGCAATTCCGGCGAACCGCAAACGCAGTAACGGTCCACCACGTCATCAACACATTGGCCAGACCTTATCTCATCACACATCTTCTCCACGAGTTGCTCATCTGTCATATCTCCCCGTTTTTACGCTCGATTTCAAGAAGTTCTAGTCTGAACTCCTTCACCTCATATTCCACATCGTCAAGCAGGCTGCCATTCTCTCTCCATCCTTTCTTATCAAGGACTTCCCTGAGGTTTTGGCAGCGAACCTCAACATTCTGCAAATCCTGCCGCAACATCAAGATGTCGTGCAGGTCATTTTTCGATAACTTCTTCATTTTTATTTTCCTCCCTCCATCTAACGAACTAGTCCACGAATTTCTCACCACAGATTTTCTCAAGCGCCAGCAATTCAAGCCGACTGAAGCCCCCCGACGAAGTCTTCACATACCACGAGGGATAGGCAAGACCCGTCAGTGCCAGGAACTCCTCTCTGATTCTCAACCGCTCCTTTTCATCAAGCGTCTTCAGGTACTCCTTGAAGTCTTTTTTCTCTGTTTTAGCCATATTTATTTGCAAGTTTAAAATATATATATTAATTTTATACTGCAAATTTAGATAAAATTCTAATTGCCTCCAAATTTTCTTTAGAAAAAGTTCTAATTTTAACATATTTATGGAAATAAAAGATAGAATAGATTCCTATAGGAATGCAAAGAAAATTACCGTACAGGCGTTTGAAATCATGCTAAACGCCTCGAATGGCTCGTGGGAAAAGGCCAAATCGGTGTCGGAGGAAAAAATTATTAGGTTCACCAAACTATTCCCCGAGGTGAACCCCACCTGGCTTGTGACCGGAGAGGGCAGTATGCTGTTAGAAGATATTCAAACAGCACCAGTCCTGAATGACAAATCTGCTGAGTTGCTAAATCTCTGCAAGTCCCTCATCGACAATTACCAGCAGCGGGATGAGGTAATGTCAAAACTCATTTCAATGGTCAATCAAATGGAATAACCATGAAAGAAATTATCATTCAAGAATTGAAAAGGCTAGGCATCCCTCGCATTTTTCTCGTTTCCTTTGACAAGGAAGGTCGTTACTATGCAGTAGAAGGAACAGACGGCCATGAGTTATATGCCGCAGAGCAATGTATTCTCTTCTATCTCTTCAAAGGATGTTGGACTGTCAGGTATATCGATGAGAACAAGAATGTTCATCCTGAGTTCATTGACAAGTATGGGTTCAGAATCGCCGTCGATAGTGAGGGATATCTATGTTTATACCAAACAAAAGAACTGAAGGAACGCGTACTCATCGACGTCGACGATTTCCACAACAGCTTCGATAAAATCTGGGGTTACTTTACCGAAGATGCAAGTGAGTTTCATTACCACATCTTAGAATAATCGGACAAATCCGGCACGAACAGTCTCATTACCAAACATTCTTAGATAACCCGTTATCTAACCACCTCCGAAAGTGGGACGAAATCGGGACGCTCTATATACATTATTATATATATAAACACGCCACAACAGCCTAATACACGGTTACCCATCCAAGTCATTGGCATCCTGCCTCCGCAACTGCGACTGGGTAACAAGCTAAAGTATAGCAGGTTACCCAGTTTTTCGTTTCCAACTGGGACGAAATCGGGAATAAATGACCGTAACATTGGGTGCCGTGGGCAAACAATGTTAAAAAAATGTTTTCTGATTCTACAAAAATTCCTTCCTCAAAAAAAGTAGTCTATCCCTGGACGTACCCCACGCTGCACAAGGCCAAGCGGTGGTATGTGGACTTCTATATTCTCGATCCTGCAACCAATTCGATGCGGCGCAAGAAGTACATGCTTGCCCGCTACAAGACCGTGAAGGCGCGTATGACGATGGCCAGGGAGAAAATCAAATGGATTGTAAGCGAGGTCGAGAACGGGTGGAATCCGTTCGTGAAGGCCCGTACGACGAGGGAGTTCACGAAGTGGGAGGTTGTCCTTGCCAGATACAAGGATTATCTCCTTGCTGCTGGCAGGAAGGGACTACTGAAAGGCAAGACGGTGTATGACTACCAGTCGAGGGTGAAGAACTTCGAGCAGTTCCTGTGCGAGACCGACACTCACCTTGTATTTGTATATGAGTTCGACCGGCAGCTCTGTGTGGAGTTCCTGGACTACCTCTACTTCGACAAGGACGTGTCGGCGGTGACGCGCAACGGCTACCGCACATGGCTCTCGACCTTTTCCTCGTGGATGATTGACAAGGAATACATAGCCAAAGACCAGAATCCCGTGGCTGACATCAAGCAGATGCGCGAGGAGGAAAAGAAGCGTGAACCGCTGACGAAGACTGCTCTGGCGGCCATGCGGGAATATCTCTCGTCCCAGAATCCGCATTTCCTACTGGCGTGTTATATCGAATACTACGTGAATATCCGGCCCGACGAGATGCGGTTCCTTAAGATAGGCTACGTGGACATCAAGAACTGCATCGTCACCCTGCCCGGCAAGTTCTCCAAGAACCGCAAACGGCAGGAGGTGACGGTACCGAAGAAGGTACTGAAGCTGATGATCGACCTGGGCACGTTCAAATCGCCGTCACAATACTATATCTTCGGGCCAGACCTGAGACCATCGACGGAACAGGTGGCCGTGAACCGTTTCCGTCAGGAATGGGCGAAGATGCGCAAGGCCTTAGGATGGCCGGACTGCTACCAGTTCTATTCGCTGAAGGACACGGGCATCAGCGAGAACATCGATAAGTACGGCCTGCTGACCGCCCGTGACCAGGCACGCCATGCCGACGCAGCCACAACCAATCGTTACGCAAAGGTGAAGCACACGGCGCATGTCGAATTACGCGACTGGGACGGTGACTTGTGAGAATAGAAAAGAGCATCCACCCTCGCGGGCCGATGCTCCAACCGTATTAAATTATGAGATACAAAAAAAGCAATTAGACTATTTCGTCTTCACATAGGAATTGTATTTCACGGAGCTGTGGGGATTGAAGTTGGCCACCTTCACATGGTAACCCTTCACCTTCCATCGCCACCACAGGAACCGATGTCGGTACTCCCTCTCAACAGCGACGGCAAGGCTGTCCCGGCATCGAAGAACCAGGTTTCTTGTCCCAGTTTCATATCTGAGGTCAAGCCATGCATCGCTATAGGCGAGTATTGAGTCCTGATGCCGCGAGGACCCCTTATCCTCCGCATCGGCCAATGAATTGTATGGCTGCAATGTCACCGTATCCTCCGTCAGAGTAGCGATTTTCTGGTAGCTCTCCACGGCTTTTAACCTCACGCCGAGGTCCTTCAGCAGCTTCTTGTCTTCTACTGTCAGCGCTTCCTTCACTTTCTCCACCACCACCACCTTCTGCGTCACCATCTCCACGGTGTCGTGGATGGTGTAGCGTTGCATAGGTTGCACTTGTGCCACGTTTGGCTGGTTGGGGTGGCGCTCCCTTTGGCATGAGCAGCGAGCCGCTGAGCTGATGCCAAGCAACAGTAGCACCCATGGGATGAGTGCGACCAGATATGGCCAGATGATTTTCAGTAGGTTCTTCATAAAGATGAGTTTTTTTATTCAAATATGCGGAACGCGGTAATCTCTATAGGAATAGAGTTCAATCTCCCGGTTGATTTTATGACATCCGTTTCTGATGCAGATGGCTGTCGACTTCTCAGGCTATCGTAGAACATGCGGTTCCTTCTGCTTCGGTTGGCGAGGTGAATTTTCTTCATATTACCTGAAAAGCTTTTTGGAAGTACTTCCTGCGTGAGTCGATGCCGTTCGTGCTGCCGTTGATTATCCTTGTGATGGCCGTGAATTGGTCCTGATCAGCCAAGGCGTTGAGACCTCTGCTCCACCAGTACCACATTGCCGACTTCACGGCGCCCGGCAGCTTTGCCAGCCAGTCCGGGTGACTCATCAGGTCGCCGAAGCAGAAACGGCTGCAGGCGTATGCTTGGTAGTTGGCTCGCCCCGTCAGCTGCAGCAGTCCACGGCCCTTGAACCTCGGTCCGTCGCCCTTCTGGGTGTTCCCCAGCTTCGCGTTCCACTCATAGGCATTGCCATTGGCCAGCTCCGTCATCTGCACGAAGCCCATGGTCTCGTGGGCGCATTGTGCCAGGAAATGCACCATCCTCAGCCGAGTGGTGATGCCAAATGTCGGGGCCCACTGGTTGATGCACGCTGCCAAGGCTTCAGCATCCTTAGCTCTCGGTGCGATGCGGCGAAGTTGCGTTGCTGTTATCTGCATTTTTGCGGGTAGGTTTTCGGCTTTTTGAGACACTCATGAATATGCGGTTCGCACAGTTGCTCATGCCGCACAGGCTCGGCTGCAGTTCCTTCAGTGTCTGTCGGTTTTCGCGCACCTCGCTCTCCAGCCGTTCCACCTTTCTGTTCAGGTCGGCTATCTGCGTGCGCAGCTGCTCCGTCTGCTCCTGGTAGAAGTTGCGGTCGCGCGTCAGGTCGGTGATCATCTGCTGATAGATGTCCTGAACACCACTGGTGGCATCATTCTGGGCCTGTTTCCGCGTATAGCGAAGCGTAAGGAGTCCACCCAGCCCACTTCCGGTGAGCAGAGTGACCACTCCGGTGATGATGATTGTCCAAATCTCGTTCATGCTGCAAATCTAACTATATGTGACAACGTGTCAAAGGACAGCGAAAATAATGTCCACTATCTGCTGGCATTACTCTCCAGCTGCTCCTGCTTCCTGATTTCCTTCCTCAGTCGCAGGATGGTGATGCCACTGGCCAGCAGTTCCTCCAACATCCGGGTGTTACGCTCCACGGCAGCGACCAGAGCAGTGTCGGAGGAATCCGAATGATCGGAGAGGTCGGAATAATCATTTTTATTACTATAGCCACCACGAGCCAGTCCGCCACCCACGCCGGCAACCGCCATCTGCAGCTCCCTCGACGTGTCGCGCATGCCGTACACCCTACGTTTCTGCATCGAGTCTATCACGTCGGCCACCCGCCGCACCGACGGCACCTGCAGTGCCTCGTGGTTGATGACGAACTCGCGCTTGTGCACGGGTATCACGCCGGCCACCTTCTTCGGGTCGCCGTCGCCGGTATAGCCCTCGGCATACTCGTCATTATAGCCGCCGCCGTACAAGCCGGCTGCCTGGTCGCGCTGAGCCTTAGCCGTGGCAAGCTGGATGGCGGCAATGGCGCTCTCCGTAGCCGTCAGTGCTGCGGCCACAGGCGGGTTCCAGCCCCACTCGGCCCAGATCTTCGAGATGCCCTGTGCGGCATTGGCTATCACCTGCAGAACGGTCAGCGCGAAGCTCTTGTCGGCATACTTCTTCTTGATGGCCATCTTCTCGGCCTCCTGCTGTTCCTCCAGCTTCGTCGTGTCCTTGCCGTTCTTCTTCGCGGCGGCGATGAGCTTCTTGTATTTCGCATCCACACGGCTCTCCTCCCTACTCTGGAGGGCGGAGAACAACGACGACACGGACGACATCAGTTCACCGGCCTCCTGGGCGAACGCCTCCCTGATTTGCTGGCGTTCCTGCTCGGCGGCCTTCGTGATGGCCGTCACGTTGTCCTCATACTGCTGTTGTGTGATGAGACGCGCATCGAGCATCTGCTTCTGGATGGCCAGCTGCCGGTCGAAATCGTGCACCTCTCCGGCTTTCTTCAGCTCCCTCTCCAGCTCTTTCGAGCGCTCCGCCTGTTCCTGCGTGAACTTCTTCATCAGCGCCTGGTTCAGGGCCTGCTCAGCCTCTAACGTGTCGCCACCGGCTGCCTTGATGATGCGCAGACGCTCGCGCTGGTAGTCAATCTCGGCCTCTATCTTCTTGTCGTTATACTCCTTCTCGCTCTGGAACTCGCCGTTCTGGCGCTGCTTCTCCATCTCCAGCTGGTCGGAAGCATAGCTCTTTTCCATCAGTGCCAACGTCTCTTGCATCTGCTTTTGTTTCAGCTCACGCTGGTAATTGGCCTCGTTGATCATGCTGTCGAGCAGCATGTTCTGCGCATCCTGCTTCTCGCTCTCGGTGGTATATTGGTTCTCACGGGCCTTGATGATGGCGGCAATGTACGTCTGCTCGTTCTTATACCGCTGATCGTGATACTCTTCGTCGCTGGTCAGCTGCTGCTGGTGCTGCTGCTTGGCCTCCAGGTCGGCCTTCTCGCGGGCTTCCTTGGCCAGCTGCTCTTCTTCCTTGATGCGCTTGCGGGCTTCTGTCACTTCCTTGCGCTCGGCGGCGGCCTGCTCCCTGAGGTGCTTCTGACGCTCCTTCTCCTGCTTCTTACGCTCCTTTTCCGACAACCCATCTCCGGAACCTCCGGCACCTCCAGACTTACCTGAATTCCCCGTTAGTTCCCGATGGTCTCCAGGGTCGTAGATGGTCCAAGCGGCATTGTTCTCCTCTATCTGCTTCATAATTTCGTCAACAGCATCCTGACTGTCATTCAGGGCTCGTTGCTTGAAGGCCTCATTGGTAGCCTTCCAAGTCTTGCTGGCGCCAGACCAGCCCTTGACGAGGAAGCCCATTATAGACATGCTCAACTGCTGGGCGCGGTCTATCCAGCCCACGTCGAACTCGCCTGCTTCGGCATTCTCATGGGCTCGCTGGGCATCCTTCAGTTTCTCCAGCAGAATCTCGTTCTTGATGCGTTGAATCAATGAGCTGTTGTAACGGTCGAGGACTCGCTGAGCCTTGCCTGTCCTGACTTCCTCTTCCGTCAGGTTCCTTAGATGGGCTTGCATTAGCTTGCCGTTCAGCTGCTCCAGAGCATCTTTTCGCTGGTTCTCGCTGGCGGTATTGCTCCGGACAACGCGCACAAGCTGCTCCATCTCCGTACGTTCGTCCACGATTCTTCCACGAGCCTCCTTCTCAGCTTCGTTCAAGGCTTTTGTGGCCGAGTCGAACTTTGTCACTTCATTGTAGGCTGATTTCAACACCGTTACCAGCACGACGATCGAAGCCACGATGGCACCTATCACATTGGCGCTCATCGCCGCATTCAGCTTCACCTGAGCAGCGGTGGCACGCTCGGTGTTGCCGGTCATCTTGCCCATCACAAGGTTGTAGGCTGACGTCGCCACGGTGCGGGCATTGGTGAGAGTCTTCTGCAGCGCCTCTAATGCATACATCACTTTCAATTGGGCGATGGTCTTCTGCTTCCATGCCCAGCTGATGCCCAACACCGTGTTATACGCTATCAGAGCGGTGGCAACAAGTCCCAACACGGTTCTGAACTTATACGCTCCGTCAACAATCGCACTCAATATCTTGATGCCGGCCGAACTGCTCGTGATGGCTCTACGCGCTACGGGCATCAGCTTCTCGCCCAGCTCTATAGTAAGGTCGCCGAAGCGCTTCCTGGCCTTGTCAAGCTCTGCTTGTACGGTCGTGTTCTGTACGTTGAACTCATTGATGACGCTCGTGCCCTTCTCGTAGGCTTCAGTGGCAATACGCTGAGCCTCCGTCACCTGGTCAACATGACCGGCCAACGTAGATAGAACACCAACGGCTCGAGTGCCGTCCATCTTCAACTCGTCAAACTTTCCTGCAAGAACGCTCATGTCGCCCAGCTGGTTCACATGCTGGAGCCAGTCGATAAGAGCCGCGTTCATGTCGTTCTTCATCAGGTCGGCGAACTTCTTCACCTCCATGCCGGCCATTTTGGCAAATCTGGCAGGATCCTGATACATCTTCGTGATGAGTTGGCTCATCACCGTCGAACTCGTTGCCATCTCCTGATTGTTCTGATCAAGGGCCGATGCAAAACCCATGATCTGCGCTTGCGTTAGGTGGGCCATCTGTCCGACACCGCTCAGCTTCTCCGTGAACTCTACCACGGGCTGAGCCTGCGCGGGGGAGTTCTGGACGATTTCGTTCAAGGCAGAGCCGGTAGCGAGCATAGCACCACGAAGTCCGAGACGGTCGCTCTCTCCGAAAGCGATGGCCAGCTTGCCAATGGTATCTACGGCTCCTTCGCCGAGGTCATCACCAAGGGCAACACCCACCTTATCGGCACCATCCACGAATTCCTCAATAGCTGCTTTCGAAGTGATGCCAAGTCGGCCTGCCGCACCGGCGAGCTTGTTCAGTTCCTCCCTCGATGTGCGGGTGTCCATCTTCTTGAAGTCCTCGTTCATCTGGCGCACTTCTTGGTCGCTTTGTCCAGTGTACTTTCTCACCTCCGCCAACGTGTCTTCCATCTCGGCGTATGCGTTCGTACACTTTCGGATGGTCAGCGTCAAGCCGGTGAGTGAGGCGACGGCAGAGCCTACGAGCATCGAATACTTGTTGAAACCGTCGGCAAGGCTCGACAGCGAGAGCTTTGTGCTCATGGCTTGACCTTTCAGCTCGCGGATGCGAAGATTGATCGCCTCCAACTGCCTCTTGTAGATGGCATAGTTCGGACTGTTCGGATTCATGTTGAACAAAATAGTGTTCAGCGTTTTTGCTCGCTGTGTCAGCTGCTGCATCGACAGGTTTTCCAGCTTCATTTCGCCGATGTGTTTGTCGATGGCCTTCTGAGCGGTCTGAACAGCTCCTACTTGTTGTTGGTAGCGTCGATTCAAGTCTTCCAGATCCTTTTTCCACTTCTGATAAGCAGCAGGGTCGCTGGGCTTCTGCTTCCGCACCTTCTCAATCTCACGTTCCGTCTTCGATAGCGCGAGATTCGCCTTCTTCAGGTCACTCTCCAACTTCTGCAGCTGTTGCTGTTGATAGTCCGGCTTGATGTCGAACTGCAACTGCACTCTGTCAATCTTCAGTCCCATTTCTTATAGAATTAGTTTCTGCAAAAATACAATCATGCCGCGCCCCTGCAAAGGACAGAGGCACGGCCTTGCAACATACCATCATAACCATGAACATTCAAGAAATCATCAACAGTGTTGCCCTCTCGTTGCAGGGCACCAATGCCATCATCCAGATTCAGGTCGGCGACCAGTATTTTATCCGAATCGTCGGAGACAGTTCCAAGCTCTCTAATTCATCCCGTGTGCTGTCAGCGGCCGACACCCGTCCATTCCTTTCATGGATGGAGCAACAGATACAACTGGCTCCGGTCTGCGAGAACACCAAAGTCAGCCACCGCAATGCCCTCATGCGCCTGAAGGACTTCCGTCCTGGTGTCACATTCGCCGACATCGACTACAAGTTTATTGTAGATTACGAAAACCACTTGCGAACGGGTGGCTACTCCGTCAACACCATAGCCAAGCAGATGCGCATCCTCCGCCGCTACATGAACCTGGCCATCGACATGGATACCATCACTGTCAATCCCTTCCGAAAATACCACATCCGCACACAAGCGGCCCACAAGGAGACTACCACAGAGAAGGAACTGGCAAGGATGGAAAGTGCCTTGCCATCACTTCCCGACGATGAGCGCAATGTCTTGCAAGCCTACCTTTTCGCCACCTATACTGGTCTGCGGTTCTCTGACCTGTGCCGTGTCCGTCCTTGCCACATTAAGAGCATCAACCGTCGCCGATGGCTAGTGCTCGATATGCAGAAGACGCGCACTGAGGTTCGAATCCCCGTCTCCTCACTATTCCAAGGGAAGGCCTTATTCATGCGGCCGCCTTTCCGTCTGCCGTCCAATGCCAGCACCAACCGTACACTCTCCCGTGCCCTTCGTCGCATCGGCATCCGCAAGCACCTCACCATGCACTGCGCCCGCCATTCCTGCGCCTCCCTCCTCCTTGCCCGTGGTGTCCCGCTACCCATCATCCAGCGCATTCTCGGCCACGCCTCCATCATCACCACCCAAGGCTACTCCTCCATAACCGACACCACCATCGAACACCACGTTCGCCGGGCCTTCCGCTGATTTTGTACTGGCCGGACAAATCGAGGATGCACAGGCAGGCATTGCCTCCATCAAAGGCGGGGAGGTTGTTCTGTCGCCTGTGGCAGTCATAAGCAAATATATCTATAATGGAAACGTTGCCGGGACGAATGTGGGCTATTGGGCAAGTTACAGCACATACAAGTCTTATATTTTCGACGTGTCTGCCTATAATGGCAAAAGCATCATGATATACGGCACTTTCTACACTAACGGATATAAGAGAATATTCTGTCTCGACTATAATACATTGCCGGCAACCAAGTCAGCATACGATGAAGACACAACCCGATGGACAGATAATATGATTAGTGCAACGACCGCACGTGGCTCTACGAGTGGTGGCGATTATAATGCCACTATTGAAATTCCTCAAGGTGCAGTGTACCTGATCTTGGTTGGCAATTCATCGAAGATTCCGGCGGCGACGGTGGTCATTGGAGGGGAGATGGCCTCGATTAGAAAGGAATTGACACGATTGGACGAATTTGAGGACGATGTCGAGCAGGCAAAGACTGAATTAGCCGAAATAGGGGTGATGATGACAGGAAACCTATTACCCATCAAGACCATTTCAGGATATGCCATTGACAACCAAAGCGGTTCCTCGGCCATCGGAAACTGGAGAAGTTCGAGTAAAACTGAAGCGTACATCTTCGACGTCTCCGCTCTTCGGGGAAAGACAATCACCAGACATTCGTGGTGTTGCGCTAACAGGTTTCTCTATGCCTACGTCAGAGACTATAAGGGTATCAGTCCATTGAGTGTCACCGACGGAGAAACCGCCATTGCGTGGGCGGACAATGTCGTAGCGAAAAACTCCAGTCGCAGCCCAAATACAAACGGTGCGGCGGTAAACGCATCAAATGAGACAGTTCCAGCAGAGGCTACCCATCTGATTATCTTAGGCTACAACGGTCAGGTTCCGACGGTTACGACTAACGGTTTGGAAGACCGAATAGAAGCATTGGAAAGCGGTGCCGGTGTCGGCACAGAAATTCTGAAGCTCAACAGCGACAAAGACTTCATGCCATTGGTGAAGAATATGGCTAAGGCATATAATGACAACACTCCACCGCTGGTGTTGGCTCACTTCTCCGATGTGCACGGCAACGGCACACAGATCGGGCGCATGTTAGAATGGTGTGGTCACTATTCCAGTTACATTGACGACATTTTGCACACCGGCGACAGTGTCAAGAACACATTTAACGACGGCATGAGCTTCTGGACCGGTGTTTCAGGTTCAGAGAACATCCTAAACATTACCGGCAACCACGATACTCACGACGGCAACAGCTTCGGCGGTAAGACTGCCGCAGAGGTGTACGGTCTGCTCATGGAGCCGTACATCGCCAACTGGGGCGTTACGGAAGCCGGTAGCGGCTTGTGCTATTGGTACAAAGACTATACGTCGAAGAAGGTGCGTCTCATCGGCTTGGACTGTATGAACCGTAATACAGCGCAACTTTCATGGCTTCAGGATGTGCTCGATGGGGCGTTGGAGGCAGGTCTCGCCGTGGTCATTGCATCCCACAGTGGGCCGTCACAGAGTTACGAGACCGTCAGATGCAATTTCTGCAATCCTTTTCCACCGTCCAGTGTGGGTGCCTATCCCTGGACGGCTGCGGTAAATGCCGTAGAGGACTTCAAGACAGGTGGCGGCAATTTCATCTGCTGGCTCGGTGGCCACTGCCATAAGGACTTCGTGACGTGGATAGGCGGAAGCCAGTTGTGCATACTCGTGGACTGTGCATATTACAACACGGCAGACCGTGACCACACCCTTTCACGAGAAGATAAGAGTCAGGATTGCTTCAACCTCGTAGCCTTCGACATCGTCCGCAAGATGGTGAAGCTGCTGCGTGTTGGCAACAATATCGACTTGCACATGCGCCATATCGGGACGTGCTGCATCAAGTACACTACAGGGGAGGTGCTGCAGATGTGGTAGAAGAGCATCATGTCTCTTCCACCACCACGCTTTCCATGAACGGTTGCAAGAAATTGTAAAGAGGATAAGGTTTCCCTATAAGAGACTGTCCATCTGGGTCCAAAGGCACATATTCAACACTCCCCGGCTCTGCCATACAAGTATAGTTTGCCATTCTCTCATCGCTGTCACAGATATTACCTGCGGCAACTATTCTACTATCCGAGATAGCGATAGTGTTACGAGTTCCATATTGGACAGAGACCGTTCCGCTAATCAGATCTGCAGGCTTGATGATGACGACATTGTCGGAAACTTCTATACTGCCTATGGCAATAGAAGAATTACTGATCGTTCGTAAGGAAAAACCATAATTACTCATCTCCGCAAGCATCTTAGTCTCTATTCGCATGGGAGGAACGGGAACATGACAATATACAAGTATTTCCGAAGGCTTGGCGATGATGCGTCTTACTGTCAGGGTATTGGGACGTGTGTTCGACAATAGAACATCGAACATTGCCTTCGCGATGTATTCTCCATGCCACCTGTAGCCGTTACCTGTGGGGTGTCCGTCTGTCTTGTTGGGGACTGGATATGTTGAAGGTAGTTCGAAGAATTTGACATTATCTACTATATCTGCCAAGGCCTTGTTGATAGCGAAACTTGCTTTGACAAAATCGCCGCTGCATTGTGCCACGAACCAAGCAGGTGAAACTGTCTGCCCCAAAATATCCATGATGTCTTCATCAATGTCATCATGGAGTAATCGTAGTCTTCGTGCATACTCTTCACCATCTCCATTGCAGAAGCAGTCAGCTCCAGATGTAGAAGCTATGCCAGAATCCGAGCCATAGTCAGCCTCTCCCTGGTGCCAATTAACTGCGATCACACCGACGGTTTTTCCTTCAGCATCGGCAATTTGCTTGAGCCTTCTGAGCATCTGCATCATGCTATAATAAGGTCGGATAGAAGCATATCCAGTAGAAACGTCAGGGAAATACACTTCATTCGTGCTCACATCCTTGTAACGGGCCGTATCCATCAATTGGGCAATAGTCATACTGCCTTGGGCTGAACAGATGTGGACAAACTTCCTTTCCTTGTTACCATTATGCATGCGGTACATTTTCGAAAATATGACGGTAGCAGGAGCATTTGGTGGACAATCTTGTGTTTCTGAGGTATTACCTATAGCGGATATTGGAATCAGGTTTCTTGTCATAACGGAACTGTCATATCCTGCTTGACGAAGGACGAACATCAAGGCATTTTCATCTCCAGACATATCTTCAGGAACGAGACCACTACCTGCACTAAGGCTCTGTCCATAACCTATTATTACATTGTAGTCATACAGGACTGGAGTGATAGGTACAATGCCTAACGAACTCAATCCGAATTCAAATTTTCCGCGTACTCCTTCCCTGAGCTTCTTCAATTCCAGAAGAGTGAGACCTTCTACCACATCATCGGTACACTTGACTGTGCACCCTTGAGACGTATAGCTGCTAACTATAAGGTACAGATGTTCGTAACCAGTGGGAACCTTCAGACTTACAGTCGAATAGTCTGTAGAGTTAGAAGTACCACGCACGCCTTTCACGAGAACGCTGTCGAATACTTCTTCAGAGTTGGATGTTGTGATTACACTGAAGTCCGAAACTATGGCATATCTGTAACTGTTACTAATGATATAGCTTTTTATTGATATCGTCTTCCCGATGGACGAAGTCAAATCGAAAATATAGCATGATGCTGAAGAATGAGTGTAATACTTGCCTCTCGAAGAACCTGAATAGAGCAATCTGTATCCGTTTTTCTGGTCGATAGGAATCAGTACGCCATCGCGTCCATTTAAAACCTCCGTAGAAGCCTTGATGGCATTATAAACGGCATTTGAGGAGGGAGCCTTGTTGCTACCCTGTATAACTTCCTCTTCGTAATTACTTATATCTGTGATGCGATTTTCTAATTCGGCTACATTATCAAGCAAACCGGGAACTTTGACAGTAGCATCATTATTTTTATTCATCGAAAGCACAAGATAACAAGGTGCTTCAGGAATGACAATATTATACGTTGAGCTGTATGCTCCTGCTGTTTTTCCACCATCTATAATCACAATCGAATTCCAAGTTTCAAGATCGAGACTTGTGGGGATTTGCCCATAATCGTTAACAATAGCCCATTTAAAAGCATTTGCAATCGTCGTATATCTGACATTGACAGTCTTCCCGGAATGCGGGCACAGGTCATATATCAACGTTTTCTGTGAATCTGCACTATATAGATATCCTTTAGAACTGTCGCTGTTACAATGCACTCTCTTCCCATTGATGGTAGACACAAGTAGAACATCGCCATTAATGTTCGCGATTTGTCCGGCCAGGACAAAACCTTGATGGGCATCCAGCGCCTTGCCCGGCGTCTGTGTCGTCAGGTTGTCTGCCGTCTCAATCTCCACGGCTGCTACAGCTGCAGCAATGGCAGCATTCATATCAGCTGTTTTAGCATATTCCGTCAAGTCAAGGTTCCCTGGGCTCCACTGCCCGTCGCCCGTCCACGTCGAACCGTTGAACGTCTTGATAGTGGCGGGGAAAGTGTTGCCTGAGCCAAGAACCACGCACCAGTCACCTTGCTTGGCATTGGGGAAGGCGCTGGCTGGATTCACACCATTGCTGAGAACGCCCTTCGAGCGCGTTGTACGATACTCCAGGCCGTTGATGGCGGCCACAATCAAACTGAAATTCTGGTTAGCTATGTCCATGGCACCGCCGAAGGTACCCTGCTTTGGAACTATATTCAAGTTGTCCATATCTTCTATTTTGGTTTATTCATCCACGTGTATCTTTCCATTATTGTCTGTGTCCGTCCGCTCCCAGTGCGTGAACTTCAGCGTGCCGCTGCTGTCAATGTAAGGATCATGACCCACACAGATGCCATACTTGCCATGAGGGAAGACCACATCGTCAGGCATCGTATAGGCATTCGCCTCGTTGCCCTCGGCCACCTTGATCCAGGAATAGGATTCCACAGCCCTACGTCGCCAGACCCTAATCCTTGCCTTGCTGTTGGCTGCCACATTGGCCCACAGCGACGTGCAGTTTGCCGGGACTGTATATTCAACCTGACTCCCGAGATAACTTGGTGGCAATACTATCAGGTTCGTGTTCGGGGCGCTTGAAGTACCACCGTATACATGATAATATCCGTCGGTTTTGTTGCCGCCTTCTGTGATGCCCCCGGCAACAATGATCTTGTCGCCCTGCGAAAGGATGACGCCCTCCAACTTCACATCTGTTTGAGCATGCTCTATAACTGTGTCGGAAATTCGCGTAATTGCTTCTGAAATTTCCTGATATTGTAAGACGATACTCATGTACGGATTCAGATAAAACCATCCGTCATTGATCTCATAGGCAGAATATGTACCTTCAGCCACGAGGCTCGGTCTGTTCACCGCTGTGAGATAGATAGTATCGGAGGTACGGTTGTAGATTCGAGCAATGGCACCATTGAATTGCGCGTCAGATGGTAATCTGATTTGCAGTTCTTTTTCTGGTGAGTAATCTATTTCAACATTCAACCCGGTCAAATTCAAATTAAGCCTATAATTGATGGCTCCATCAAACTCTGTCACCTCACTGAAATTCTCCTTTGTCACATGGAAGAACGGAGCATACATGTTTCCCTTCACCGTAGCATTCTGGCAGCTCATGTCCCCGGCTTCGTCAATCAAGAAATTCTTGTTCGGCGACATGATGTTCTTGAATATGCCCGCCGTCGCTATTACCACGCCACGGGCGATGATGTCGTTCAGTATGGCCCGACCACCATGCGTCACCACGAACTGGGCCATCTGCTCCCTCACCTCGGCATCAGTGGCTTCGTATAGAGCATTCTCGGCATACTTGGCAATCGTATAGAAAGCCTTCTCCATGTCACCACCACCCCACAGGAACGGACTGTTCTCATCTACGTGCACACCGCTCATGCCGCCCGTCTCAGCCGTCATCTGCCCGTTACGGTAGTTGCCCACGCGGAGCATCTGACTCAGAATCAGTCCGCCCAGCACCTCGGTGTTACCGTTGGCTATAACGTTGGCTAGGTAGGTCAGGTTCTGGTAGTAGGCCAGTGTCTTGTCATTGTCCTTTGGTGAATTAATCCAGTCTGTGTTCGGCACGATGCCGTGAATGAGCTGCAGCTCCATCAGCGTGCAGGTGGCATTCGATATCATGAAGGTTTGACCGGCATTCGTGGCCTTGAATTTCACGTTGTAGCGCGTCACGGCGCTGCTCAGCGAGATAGTTTGCGAATATCCGCCCACGCTCACCGTCAGCATCGTCCCCTTGCCACGGAAGGAGAAGACGTATGTCTCGCCCACCGTCAGAGGCTCCTCCAGCGTCTGCGACAGCGAGCCGTTGGTCAGCACCACGGCCTTGCCCGAAGCGCTCACGCTGCTCACCACTACCTCTGCACTCGTGGCTTGCCAGTGGGCCAGCGCCTGCGAATACATCTCCGTGCCGGCATCCACCTGTGTCCCGGCGGTCACTCCCTCGTCGATGTAGTCGCCCGTGAAGCCGCTGTTGCGAAGCAGGTTCTCGTTGCCCGTCGTCAGATTCTGCACGTCTGTCTGCAGCCCGTTGATGTCCGTCCGGTTGCCTTCTATCTGCGCGTCCTGCTCGCCCTGATGGGTGCCTAAGTTCACCACCTGAACGCTGACAGCATCCACATCGGCATTGGTCTGCTGAAGACCGATGCGAAGCGTGTTGATGGCCATTTCCAAGGCGCTCTTGTCAACGGCCGCCTCGATGCTCGTGCCGTCGGGCATCGCCGAACCGGCCTTCATCCTTACGATGCCCGATATCTCCAAGAGCTGCCGTACAGCATCGTATTTCACGAAGTTCGCCGGAGCCGAACCCTTGTCGCCGACGAAGAAGTTACCGTATATATTGCAGTGGAAGAGTCCCGTCGTCGGGTCGTAGCCTTCATCTTTCACGAAGTGGTCCACAAGATTGTACGAGTCGATGCCCTGGTAGAACTTCTGCGACGGTGCGTCGGTGGCCACCGCACTCAGTATGATGGCACTCTGTCGCTCCGGGTGGTCGGTACCACGATAGCCCAACTGTATCACCTCGTCGTCCGCCTCGGGCACGCTGCTGCCACTGTCGCAGTCGCTCTTCGACAAGTCCACATAGCCCTCCTCTGCATCATCGCCTGTGCTCACGCCCACCACAAGGCGCCAGTAGTACTTCGTGCGCAGCTGGCCCTCGCCGTCGGGCTGAAGGCGGAACGCCTGACAACGTGCCTGGTCGCCAACGATGAACTCCTGATACACGCGGCGCTTGCCGTCCGTCAGGTCGAAGAAACAGCGGTAGAAAGTGTCCTGTTCCTCCACTCTCGACACCTTCATCGCGCCGGCCGTGATGCCAAGCTCGCCGCCGATGTGCTTCAGCTCCAGAATGGTGATGCTCCGGAAGGTGGCGGCCTTGCGGATGGTCAGATAGTCGAACTCGGCCGACGAATTGCCGTTGTCGTCAATGGTCACGGCACCGCCAGTCCCGAGAGCCCCGGCGCTGTAGCGGCCAAAGAACACGCCCTTCAGGAACGTGATGAAGAAGTTTGTCTCGTCATCACGGTCCTTCCTCAGGAAGCTCGATGAGAGCGAAGCGGACAGACTGTCCATCCACGCCTTGATCTTCTCGAAGTTACGGCGTAGCTTCTGGCGTGACGTCAGGCCGGTGTCGCCTTGTCCGTCTATCCACGGATCGATATGTTCAAACTGTATGTCGGCCATATTATTATATACCTTCTAAGGGTTCGTGCTGGAAGCTCATGAGAAGGGGCTGCCACATCTGGTGCGCCTGGCCCGTGTCGGTATCTACATACGTCAGCATGTAGTCCTGATAGGAGTTCCTCGACTCCTTCCAGTTCTTACGGAGCAGCGCATGTTCCACGAATACCTCGCCGTGGCTCTCTTCCTTCGTCAGCGAATAGCTCATGAACGAGAACGCGAATTCCTCCTCGCGCTCGCTCATCTCGCGCATCTTATCTATCGCTTCATAAACCTTCATATTTCATTTATTCATTATAATTTCTCGTTCCTCATTCCTCATTTAGGCCGGAGGCCGCCCTGTCAGTCGTTCCATCTCCCGTCGTCCAACCAAGCTCCGCCGTCGTCCCATACACCACGAGTGAGCACCCAGCGCTGTTCGGCTGCCGTGTCTGTGAGTTCTATTGGGTGGCACGTCATCTTCCACTTCGGCTTACGCCCATGGGCCGTGATGCTCTCCTCGATTTCGCGGCATACCCATCGCTTGTTTCTGATGACGAACACACCTCGCGGGTCGGCCATGTTAAGGTCGTACGTTTCGAATGTCACCTGGCGCGATGTGTCAACCCTATAGACACCGGCATAGAGCACGGCCTCGATATCGGCGAGGCGAAGACTGCCCTCAGGGGCATTGCCCGTAATCCGGTACTGTGCCAACCATGGATAAAGCGTCTGTTGGAGTTGAGCATGGTAGGCATCGGTATAGACCAGAGGGATATTCCAGCCAAGCGTGCCGTCGATGAAGTATGTGGTCTTGTAGAAGCCACAGTAGAGATCTCCGGCTGCAGTCTCGGTCTTCTCATAGTTCCTGATGGTATCTTCCGGGGTGGTCTCTTCATCGATCCCTGAGCTGTCCGACGAGGAGGAAGACGAGGTGTCGCCCATGGAGAGGTCAATGACCTCACAATTACACTTCCTACCGCCGATGGGTGCCAACGGCACTGGCGTAATCTTCAGCTCCAGGGTACCGGAAGGATTCTCGTGCTTCAGGTCCTTGAACTGGTCTATCTCCATCCAGCAGCTATGCGTCTCTTCTTGGGCTTCGGGCATCACCGAACCGCCGAAGACTCCGGCCGTGGTGTGGAAGGTCTCGGTCTTCTTGATGTATAGTCGGCCCGTGCTCAGGTCCCGTAGGATGGCTTTCCCCGCGTCGGTACTGTCATCGGCAGGAGTAGGCTGGTCGGCAATGAGCTTGTCGATGTCGGCATATTCCTTGATGGGCATGGTGCTCAGCAAACCGTCAGGCAGACGCATGAACTTCGACAGACGGTGGTCGGGAAGGTCATACTTCACGTCGGCATCGGTGAACTCCGGGTCGGCATCGTCAGATATCTCCAGCTCGTATTCATCCACCACGTTCGCCAAGGCATATTGTCGGGCATTGGCATAGTAGCTGCTCTTCAGACGGATGTCAACGGTCTTGTTCAGGTTGTCTGTCAGGAACACCACGCCGCACAGCTCTTCAACGGCTTCGAGGAAGTCCTTCACGCGCCAGCCTGAAAGCATCTCCGAATACTTCACCGTACGAACGGTGTTCACGATGAACAGATTGTAGTAGGGCGTCATGATGAGGTCATTCAGACGGATGGTGTAGCCCAGTCCTCTCTCGATGATTCTATAGAGCATGGCGCACAGGAATGGCTGCGGTCGCACAAGGCTGCCTTCCAGCACATCGTCAACATGCTGGCCTATGAAGCCCTGGTTGTTGTACACCTGACCTTCCGATGAGCGAATGATGGGAAGGAAGTAGTCACAATTCGGATACCCCGTGTTGACACTGTTCAGCGAATCAATTTCGCCAAGGTCAAGCCACTCAATCTTCAGCGTATCGCCGATGAAGTAGTTCAGCTCCGAGTTGCCACTCACAATCTGAACCGACACGTCGTCGGCGGTCCATCCCGTGATGACCTCGGTGCCACGGCAATACACCTTGCCGTCGGCGATGAGCACAGCGCTGCGCTTCGACTGCACGACGTCGGTCTTGTTGATGCGATGCAGGAAACCGTACAGACGGCGGTTCACGTCGTTGTCAAGACGAAGGGTACAGTCGTAGGTGTACTCGCCGTTCTTCGTGAAAAAGGAGTTCTCGCGCTTCACCGTCGTGGCAAAGCGGTCGGGAAGAACCACTTCCACACCGTCTATGATCAATTGCGTACGCCCTTCCATTTGACTATTTGACTATTTGACAATTTTACTATTTACAATTTACGATTGAGAATGATGATTTCTCCGAGCTTGCCACATTTGGTTATGAGGTTACACTATGAAGTACTTATTATCTGCAGAGTTTTCGGGGACGACGAGATGCTCATCGTGACAACTCGCCAACTCGTCTCGTCGGCACTGCATGTCCTTGATGTAGTTCGACGACAGCGTCATCATGTGGTCGTAGTAGTCGTGCAGCATCTGTGTCGTCGTGCGGCTGCTGCTGCCGCCCGAGGTCACGGCCTCACGAATGGCACCGCTGGGCAGGGCCTTCATCTCGGTCTTCTGAACGAAGAGTGCCATGGCTCGATGGCCGACGGCACACTGGGCGAGATACTTCAGCATCTCATCCTCTGCAGATGCGATGTCGCTGCCAAGGCGTTTTTCCACAAAGAGCTGTGCCTCGTAGAGGTAGGGTACCAGGCGCAGGTAGAGATGTGGCGTGGCTTCCACGCCCGACACCCACTCCAGAACCGATGCGGTCTTGATGCAAAGCCCGCTGATGCGCTTGTACAGTTCCGACTGCTTGAAGGTGGCGTTGTCCTGCAACAGCATCACCAGATTGTCGAAGGCATTGTAGTACTCTTCCAAGTGCATTGCGTCGTCACGCTCCAGCTGCCACTCGAAGGGACGGCGCTCGTTGTCGCTGTCCATCTTCACCTTGCGGCCGTCGGTCTCGTGGCTGATGTCGTTCAGGCGGAAATAGCGCAGAACCGACATGTAGCCCACGGTTCGTTGTGCGGCGCGGATGAGCGGACTGTCGGTGCCGCCGATGTAGTCCTGCTCGATGGAGGCCATCACGTCTGCACCAATCTGCCGGGCGATTTCGCCTTGAACCTGTTCCACAATGCCGGCAATCTTCTCGAAGTCGGCATTGGCGTAGTAAGAGGAGGTGGCCACGCGCAACTCCTCCGCTCCGTTGTTGCTTCGGTTGAATATCATAATGGTTTATTTTTGTTTTAGCGATTTTTTCGTACGTTCAGATGTCTCCTGGTCATGCAGCAGCTTCATCATCACGCGGAGCAGCGACGTATGAAGCACGTCCTCGAAGCCACCGAACACGCCGCTCTCGGCCAGTGTCAGCGCTATGGAGTTCAGCCCCAGCCCCACGGCACCGTCCTCGCCGTTCTCTCCGGAATCTCCGTTTCCTCCAAACACCTTCCTGAAGCACACTTCGCGGCCGTCGATGATGAAGATGCCGGTGGCCAGATATTCACAGAAGAACGAGAACCAGGCATAGACGCCCCACAGGAACCAGCACGGCATGCGGCGACCGCGCGTCAACTGGTGGTCAGCGCCGTCGGCGTCGTAGGCTATGCGACGAAGTCCTTTCTTGCCACGACGGCGATAGAGCAAGCCGGCAAGCTGCTGCAGCAGCATCAGGGGATGGTCCTCTGCCTTGTCGTATGCCTGCGCGATGGCAAGGGCTTCCTTGAACTCGCCGAACGCGAGGTCGGCACCATGGCTCATCGGGCCGAACAACTGCCCCCACTTGTCAAGAAGGTTCACCGTAGAACGATAGACCAGCGACACGCTGCCGTCGTCGCCCTCCTGCCAGAGCCAGTCGAGCTTAGCACCGCACTGGCGCACCAGCAGGAAATACTTCTCGTCGCTCAGACGCGTGCGGATGCCACGGTTCAGCAGCAGGCATCGGGCAGCCTCGATGCGGATGTCATCGATCGTCACATGCGAAGGCGGGTTCGTCAGCAGCTTCTCGCGCAGCTGCAGCATCGACACATAGTCGGCCTTGGTCAGTTCGTCCCACACCTCGGGGAACATCACGATATTCTTTTTCTCTTCCATACTCATTCTATTGATGCACCTTTGCCGTCGGGAAGCCGGAAAGTCACGCTCCAGCCATTGAAACCACCGTAGATGTTGTATTCGGGCTCCACGTTGAGCGAGTCGACGGTCATCTTGCCACTCTCGCAAAGCATGCTGAAGGCATCGGCACCCAGCAGGATTTCACAGAGCTTCGACATCAGGTGCTGCAGTACCGCGAAGCGGCCGAACTCCCAGTCGGTGCCCTGACGGTCCTTAGGCGACTTCTCCAAGATATAGAGAATGCACTGGGCCTCGCTCTCTATGTAGCTCTTGCGTGTAAGCTCAGCACCAGGCACGTTGCCGCAGAGCAGAATGCCGCTACGGTCTTTCAGCAGCGTGATGAGCTGCCCTTCGTTCATCGCGGCCACAACACCCGACATCGTCAGGTTCCTGTCCGCATCCTGCTCTCCATGGTAGGCTTCCACCACCTTGTGGCTCAGTTCCACCATGAACTGGCGGTACAAATTAACCTCAATCATATATTAATATTATCATTTCTTGTTCGGACGTTAGCCCGTAATCACTCCGTTGTCGCGGGTACGTGCCATCCTGAACGTGAAGTTCACATTCCCGAACGTGACTCTACGAAGGGTCTGACTATAGTTCGGCTTCGAGATGATGACGGGAAGCCAGCGGCCGTTCCAGAGTACTTCTACACGACGCGACATCACGAGGTCGCGCCACTGTGCATAGGCATCACGGGTATATAGGGCGCCGCTGTCTACCGTATATTCATCCGACTGCTCAATGTAGTACTTGCGGTCTTCACCGTAGCTCGTGCCGATGTCGTCCGTCGACTGCGGCTTCACCGTCAGGGCCCTTTTCACAAGCAGCGACTCGGGAGCGTCATACATGTTCAGGAACCGGAACAGGGTGCCGTCGGGATAGCTGCCGTGGTCGATATAGCTCGTGAAGGTGTCACCGCCACAGGTGAAGACAATCTTCGCCCCAAGATAGAAATTAGTAGGGAAGAGCTGCTCGGGGTCGCAGTTCTGGGTGTAAGGCGTGACACTGCCTACCTGCGTGCTGTTGAGCTCGTTGCCTTGTGCATCGTACAGACGGGCCGTCGCGCCGCCTATGAAGGTCAGAGGGTGGGGAAGACCCGGATAGCAGACGTCCATGCGGCCGTGGCTCAGAATCATCTTGGCACCTGTAGCATCGAAGGTGTTCACCTGATGCGAAGCATAGAGTGTGGATGTCAACAAGTCGTCGCCATCAACCCGGAAGGTGAACTGTCCCGACAGGTGGTCCTGGCCGCCAGTGTCCTTCAGCTCACCATAGAGGCATGTGTCTATGACGCGGTCAAGGCCGCTGATGCGGATGCTGCCGTCAGAAGGATTGTACGTCTCCTTCAGCACCAGCGACTGACCCTGCAGAAGCTGGAACTCCACGCTGTCCTGACTCGACAGAATGAGGTCCTGCATGTCGGCCACGAACTTCGTCGGGCAAGGATTTTGACTAACTGTTGCCATGGCTATACATTATTGATTGCACGTTCGCCAGCGCTCACATTGTCCTCTTTCTGGATGATCTTGTGGTAGAAGCCGAACTGCAGGCGCTTCTTGCCCGGGAAGTTCACATGCAGCGCATTGTTCAGGGCCTCCAGAACAATCTCCTCGGCCACCTGGGTGTCAGCGGCGAAGAACAGCTTCACCGCGTAGAGCATCTGACTGCCCGAGTCGCTCTTGCCGTCGATGATGATGTTCGACAGAGAGGCTGCAAGGCCGAAGCCGGAGGTAGATGCCGAGTCGGCTATCTTCGAGATCTTTTGCTGGGCAGCGATGTACTTGTCGATGTTCATGTCGATGGGCTCCACGCTCCACTCTTGCTTGTTGCCGCGGTCGTCGACAAAGTCGATGACGGTGAAGAACTTTCCGGCGTTCTTCTTACCGGCCATCACCTCGGCCAGCTTTTTCGTGATGTCTTCGCGAAGCTGCTCCAGATTCTTGTTGATGGTAGCGTCCGACCACTCTGGATGATCCTCCATCATCTGAAGCTTGCGTTGCTCCCAATAGGCGGAAGGTTCGTGAACGATGTAGGCTGCGGCAATCATGTTCTCGTTCAGGATCCTCACTATATCGCTGATGTCGTTGGCATTCTCCAACCATGGAAGACTTCCGTGGAAAGAACAGATGGCATAGAGCGTACGGCCGAAGCTGCCAAGACGATGGTAGCCAATGAGTGACTCATGCTCGATGTCGTCAGCGTCCCACATGGGGAACAGACGAAGGTCACGGCTGCGGTCAATGTCGCCGAAGAGCACTTGCCGGATGTCCTGAGGCATCGGGTGGGCAAGGTAGCCCTCAGAACTGGAGGGCCATACAAGACGACAGTCCTTGGTGGGCAAGGCTTCCAGACGGGCAACGCGGGGCTTGCCGATGCGAACGCCCTTCGTCATCACGTACTTCGTGAAGTGACCGTTCATGTGAAGGTACTCGGTCAAGGCCTGACGAACATACTCCTTGTAGTTCCAGGTGCGAAGCCATGCGGCCACGCTCTCGTCTTCAACCCATACACGCTGTGGCTCGCCGTCACGGAAGACGGTGTAATACAACTGAATGCCCTGACCGTAGATCAGGCCGAGCTTTCGCTGGATGATGCCGGGACCGATATTGTTTTTCTCCAATAGGTCGCGAATCTGTGTCGGCATGTTGTCCTTCGGGCCCCATGGAACAGTACGGACACCGCCAACACTCACCGGGTCGCTGTCCCAGTCGAAGCCTTCCCAGTTCAGGAAGTCACTGAAGTGCTGCGTGCGCCTACTCATGGCGATGGCGTAGGTGCCGACGCCACAGTCTACCACGCACAGACGTCCGGCCTTGTCAACTATTCTACTCTTCTCTTCCATATCGATAGATGTTCATTCTTCTACATACAATGTTCAATGTTAAACAGTTCATGTCTGACTCGTCAGCTTCAGCTTGTCTTGGCTGCCAAGCACCTCACGAATGCGCTTTAGCTCGTCCTCGGTGATGCCGGCACTCAACCGGCTCACCAGCTTGCCAAGACCGCCATACATGTTCTTCGCATACCAGCGCGTCTTCTTCCGCCTCGGCTGGCGCTTCCTGATGCCCCACACGATGCTGTTCGTGTCAGCAGGCATCGAATTCTTCTTCGCAATGCGACTCTTGCGGCCTCGGATCTCGAAGAAACGGCCATAGTTCTCGAAACCAACCTGCAGACCGGCTGCACTGCCGTCGCTGCCGTCGGTGAGCTCCCAGCCCAGGGAATTCAGCAGCTCGCCGGTAATCTTGTTGCCGTTCTTCTCCAGCTGCTCCACAAACATGTCCACCAGCCACTCGCCATGTCTCTTCAGCTCGCGCCGGATGAACTCGTTCACTTCCTTATAGCTCGCTTCTTCCATGGCTACAAAGATAAGGTGTGGAAGGGCAAAGAAAAAAGGACAGCCGACAGGCCGTCCCTTACTACTTTCTTTCTATCAATTTTCAAGTCTCATCCTCCTCCATGGAGCGCGAGGGTGGGCATCGATGCCGCAAAACGTAACTCGTAACACCCAAGTCACCCCTCCGGACTGACAGGGCGTCGCGCTCATTGAAGTTCACCACGGTTTCATCATCTTCCAAATCAATACTATCAGGCTTCATGCCGGTACTTAAATATACATCATGGGCCGTAGCCAACGCATCCTTCAGTGAAGGCGTCTCCACATGATAGTTCAGAACAGTCTTACCTTTCATAACGCACCTCCTATCCCTGCGATGGCCTGCAGCCCCACGGCCACCGCATGAGCCAACAGAACCTCCCGACGGGTGAAATCCTCACCGCACAAGGAAGAGAATGTTTCAGACTTGCCCTGAAGCCAAGAGGCAACAGAAGCTTTCCAGTTCTTTGCAGTTGTTTCCAAATTGGAAAGAACCACTGGGCGAACCTGCCCCAGTTGAATTACTTTCTGCATATCGCATCATCTTGTTAGCTTGCAAGCGAACTGCACTTGCGCAGAGACAGAAGAACGGCTGCACTTCCCGTTGCTAACAAGATGATGGCTCTACCCGGAGGGCAAGTTGAATCTTACGAGAAGGCAGCCGATATAAGGTTGCACGATGGGCATGAAAAAAGCCCAAGCAATGTTGCTGAGCGTCTGACGTGCGCCCTAACGGATAGACTACTATCATCTTGTTAGCGCTGCAAAAATAGGAAAACAATTCGAATAATCCAAGCAAAACAGAAAAATTCTTGCTATTTCACTTAAAAATAGCAAGAATTCGCACATTTTTCTTGGAACTAAAACCTTTTTAAAAACCCCAGCCTCTTACGAGGCCAGGGCAGAGAGAATGCGCCACAGCCCAGTGGCGACTTCTGTTCAATACGGCCAATACGAGCCGGGGCTTATTCTATTCTTTCGGCGGCCCGACGAATGCGGTTAGATAAATCAATCAGAGCACCCTTCAGCTGGTATTTCTCCTCCTCGCTGAAATCCGCAGGCTTCTTGTTACCGTCAATGCCGTTCAGCTTGTGGTAAAGCCAGGATCCTGACTTTCCAAAATACTCACGGGAGATGTCTCCCCAAGACACATGCATCAGGATGTCTTCCAAGAGACTCTTTACTGTTCCCTGCTGCGTTACTTTTAATTTCATTACTGCCATAGCTGTATCGTTTTTAAAAGCCCGCCGCCTTGGGAGTGGCGGGCTTTGTGGTTCATTCTTCAAGTGGTTCTTCTAATAGGTCTTCAAGCATGCCTCTTAGTGCCCATCTTAATCTCGGTTCGCCTCGTGGATAACTCCTTTTGTAGTTTCTCACTGTTTCGATAAAATCGAATTCTAATTCTGTCAGTTCTGCGATTCTTTTCATTTCTGTATTGTTTAATTGAACACTACAAAGATAGTACTTTTATTCGTATTATACAAATGTTTAAGTACTTTTTTTCGTACTAATACGCATTTTTAACATTTCAATAGAAATAAGCATGTTCAATCATTCTTATATCTGCAAAATTTAGATAAATAAGCAGATTTTGTACGAAAAACCTGCTTATTGTGTAACTTGAAAAAGCAGGCACCCCTAAGATGCCAGCTTGTCAAGTATCAGCCGAGAGGCCTTGTCAACGTCGCTCATCAGGCTGAGAACGAACTTCGGCTCCTGCTTCAGAGACGAAATCCAGCCGTCAAGATAAGCGGCATTGTTGTCAAGAATGCGCTTGTCGAAGCCCAAGGCCTGACCGATGCGGGCTGCGCCCAGTTCTGCGACCAGCTCTTCCTTGGCGTAGAGCTTGTCACCGAACTTCTTGCCGGTGTTGCGGTTCAGACGACTCGGGACACCCGTCGAGTGAATCATCTCGTGAAGAAGCGTAGAGTAGAACTCCTGGCCGTCTTTATAGATGTCGGCCTTCTTACGGCTCACCTTGAACTGAGACTTCATCGGCACGCAGATGCTGTCGGTGAGTGAGCTGTAATAGGCACGGTCGTTGGGCTTGTCATAGACAATCGGACAAAGCCACGACTGCTCAGAGAGCAGCTTGTCTATCTGAGCGTTCTCGTACATTCCGGTGGCATCAGTGGGATGGGACGAGGTAAACAATGACTGAAGGGCCTGAACCTTCTCGGGCTTCTTATGATTCAGATTCGTCTGCTCGATGTTGAAGACATTGTAGGACTTCAGGAAGGGAAGGAAAGTGCAGTCGGACTTAGCCTGTTGGCTCAGTTTCTTGTAGTCGTCAAGACTGAGCTTCTTGCCACTGGCGTCGGTGATTGTGTAGTCCCAGAAGATGACGGGCATCGACTTAGCGCCCTTGATGATGTGGCCGCCGAGCTTGTTCACCTGCTTCAGCGTACAATAGATGGGATAGGAATACGAGTTCATTGAACAGTCCATCATCAGCCAGAAGGTGTTGCCGCCACTGTAGTTGCGGCCGTCGATGTTCACGGGGCTGCCGCCATAGGTGCGGCCTATCCAGCCCTGCTTCCAGTCACCGCTCTTCATCTGTTCCATACGCTCCACAATCATTGTGGCGAACTTCTCCAATACTCTCTCGTTGTGATCTGTAAGTTTCATGATTCTTGTGATTTTTATGTTAGACAAATGTTAATTATCCAAGGCAGCGGACTTCCATGTAGGTGATGTTCATCATCACGTCGCCGGCAAGATCCTCGGCTACGGCGCAGGCGGCGGCACTCGAGTCTGCCATGACCTCACAGTTGAAATAATCGCCGTCCTCACCGTTGACGGTAACCTCGTAGATGAATTGTGAAAGGAAGCTGTGCTTCTTCGACTTGGTTCTGGAACCAGTGGTGATTTTCGATGTTTGATAAGTGTTGACCATGATTGTAAATTTTTTTGTTTGACATTAATTTTTCGCTGTTGCCAGCTTTGAATTTTTACGTGCAAAACAAACGGGCAAGGGAAAGGAGAGCAAATGCAAGGAATTTCAAGGAATTTTGTGAAAAACCTATCTTTTTCGCGAACTCACGAAAAAGTAGGAAAGCGTGTCGGAAAAATCAGAAGCAAATAACGAGGTGGTACTTGCAGAACTCCGCTTGCCGTACCTTTGCAAAGGAAAAATCAGGGCGGCTAACAAGCGAAAATATTCCAAACGGGAAAAACTCGATGTGGTCGACAAGGAAACATCGACACCACACCAGGATAGGAAGAAGAACGGCTTCAGCAATTCATCTGTGCTGCCGGCCACAAAGAAGACGACAACATCATAATGTGAAGTCTGCAGACACGAGGCCACAGATGCCATCCGGGGAACATGGCGCGATGATGACCATCACACATGTCTGCTGCCCGGACAATCATAGTCTGGGCAGAAAAAGGAATCATGAAAAAGGAACCAGAGGAGGTGTTCGACGTTGGGGAGTGCCAGGAACAAATGAAAAGAGCTCTGGAAGCAGGGCCGGATAGGCGGCACCTATGGCGGCAGCCCCGTGAACATCGACAGCCGACAACTGGCAAGTAACGCCCTCAAGCGATGATGACCGATGAATCCACCGGTCCCATCGCACGACGAAGCTGATGCACAAGCTCGCAATACCAACAGCTGAGCGAAAGCCGGGAAATTCTGGAACCTCAGGAACAGCCGGACTCAGTAGCTCAACAGGTTAAGAAAAAGGAAATTCGTACACATGTTATTGGGAACATGTATACAAAAACGCACAAACGTTCACACGTCAGAAGTCCAATACAGCGAAATCTGTCAGAATACCATAGGTAAAGAACAGTTGAATGGCGCGGTTCTTGTAAGTCACCACCTGAATGTCTCCGGCATCGATGTTCACGTCTGGGTCTGGCTCCCCGCAGCGCTTCTTCACCTCTTCCAGCGTCATGCCCTTGAAGGCCGACACTTCCTTGTCGCCAATGCGGAAGCGGGCTGTCGACTTCTCAGGGTTAGCCTCCGTCTCCTTCAGCACCTTCAGCTGAAACTGCTTCACCTTCAGCTCGTCGTCGCCAAAACCCGACTTCGATGGACGGTCTCCACAAGAGCAGAGAAAGCACATCGAAATCATCAAAGCCAAGAATCCAAATCTTTTCATATCTCCAGCATTTCACGTTAACAAATATAAAGACTTTTCGACGGCAAATATATAAAAAATCAAAACACAAAGATCGCTTGCGGTCGATTTTTTTCAAAAGGCATCACGGTCGCTTCTTTCCCATCAACAACAGATTTCAATGAACGAGAATACTCATATCGCGAAAATATCGACCGTTTCCGGGTCGCTTTAAAGCCGGAAACGGTCGATTTTTTTATATTAAAATCAGGTTCAATTTAAGAAAAAATCAATAAAAAGGCGTGAAAATGGGCGAAAACACGAAGGGTTCGCCCATCACCACGTTTCTCTGCCCGAGCCGCTCTCTTCTCTGTTTGCACTCTCATCCCACCTAAAGTGCTCGGAAATGTGATAATTTGTTAATTATTTAACAAAAACGTTACTTTGGCGAGAGAATCGAGGCATTACCGACATTAGCCCAGACATTCACCCACTCTGGGCGCATCAATAGGTATTTAACCGCATCAGTAAGATTGCTTGACTCTTTGGGCAAGCGGTCGAAAGGCAACTTGTCTCCTTTCTTTTCCTTTCTGATGACATCCCGGTTAAATCTATCCTTAGTGACCTTAGTCGGACAGTTCTCCAGCTCGGTCTTGGTGTTTTCGCAATTATGGCGGTCGATGAGAAGGCGGAATAGCCGGTCTTCGAGCTGTCCGGCAAGAAGTGCCATCATAAAGCGATATTCCACATCGCTATAAATGTCACCCTGTCCACGTGACATAAGGATGACACGCCATCCTGTGGAATGCCCGTCTGCATCTCGCTCGATGGCCTGCTTTATCTTCGTGGCCATGTCAGCCCGCTGCTTCTGGTAGGAATTCATTGCACGGTCGTAGTAGAGACGCAGCACCTTGTGGCGCATGGGCTTGAAGTAAGCCAAGAACTTGTCGGCGAGGTCGCGTTCGGTCTGTGGCGAAATGGTGTATATTTCCTTCAGAAGCCTATAGATTTTGCCACACCGTTGACCAAAAACCATAGAAAGCATATTACCCGCATCCATACCAGCTTCGAGGATTGTTGAACGGTCAATATATTTCAGAACTGTGCAATCTTCTTGCCACCCATAATCATGCTGTTCTATGGCAGAATTGTCATAGCCGTCTGAATAGAAATTGGCAGCGGTTAATGTGGCATAGAACTTCTGTTCGGGTGACAGTTTTGGGCGTATAGAAAGAATATTGGTGTCGAAACCTTCAAGAGATTCGGAGCGTTCGTCCTCGAAGAACTCGATGCCTAGAACGTCAACATTGACAAATGTGGATGAGATCATTATCATGGTAACACGTTGCCTTGCCTTCACCCATCGAGCATGCCAGCGGTCCATGAGCTTTTCTGCAGCGGCGAGTTGTTTGCGCACTTGAAGAAGTTCCTGAGGATTCGAGTTGTCATTATCCTCCAACTCATGCAATTTTTGCAATTGAGCTGCATATTGCGCGCGAACATCATTATAGACTAGTGATACCTGAATAAGCAGCTTAACTCGTGTGCGATCCATGGACTGAGCAATCTTGTAACACCAATCATATTCTCCAATGTGGTTGGGATTAGGAAGGTCAGTGGTGAAGGTTCTTGCACGATACCAAGGGTTCTGTCCATAGCGGGCATAATAGCCACGAACTGTTTTGAGGATGTTTGTGAACTGCTCCTCTCTCCAGTATTTTATTTCATCGCCGAAGATGGCCACGAAGGATCGTCCGGCACCGATGGATGGTCGGTCGAGCGAGAAGAAGGTAACTGTAGTGCCATTATAGAAAGTCATGGTATGCTTGAAGTTCGACACTACATTATACATCTGCTTGCGCCAACCATCTGGAGGCAGCTTGTCGATGACGAAATCCCTACCCTCTTCCCACCCAAGAAAGCGAAGGCCTTCGAGCAAAGAGGGAATAACATTAAGGTGCAAGTTGCTGTAAGTGTCGGCAATCCATGCGAATGGCGCACCTGAGCATTCCTGCACGGCTTGTTTCAATCGTTCTGCGAGCAATTGCGTGGTCTTCGCACTACCACGACCAGCAAGCCACCAGCATCCCCAAGGCATGCACATGTTTAGCAGCTGAGTGGCCCAATTCATAAAACGCGGTTCCGCGTCCTGGGCGTCGCGATTTATTTTAGTCCTGCGTGTCATCTGAAGCAATTGCTATGGTATTATCCAGAACTTGCTCTATATCGATGGGCTTCACCCCGGCATCAGTGCGAAGACGTTCTTTCTCGTTTGCGTTGACATCAAGCGCATCGATGAGAGCAGCAACCTCCTGTCTATTGATATTCGGAAGCCCAAGACGCTTTCCGTCAAGCTCGAAAACTTTGATTTCCTTACGAGCAGCCTGACTGTTCTTGTCAGGTTCCTCTGGGTCAGGCTCATCAAGTTTCTTGAACTTGAAGGCCGACTCCATCAACCGCCTGTACGTCTCCAAATCATCCGGAGTGATGCCCTCCGTCTTCAATATGGACAGAGCGGCATTTCTCATCTCTTCGAACATGAGGTTGCGCCAAGCTTGGCGTGTGACAGTATCGTCAGCGTAGAAAATGTTGACTGCTTCATCGAACATCCTTGTAGCCACGCGTCGGGCACAATGGAATGGCGCAGCCATAAGGAACTGAATCGCTTTCATGCGACCATACTTACGATAGACACCCAACTGCGCGAGCAAAGCATTGTAGTAAGCCTGCTCATATTCTGACAGTTCGCCCTTGAAGCCTTCGTGCGCATAGTCTTGAAGGCGGTCGAAGCAGGATTCCTTGAATTCTCCCATTTAAACCTCCATCTCTAATTCCGGGAAGCAAATCTCGTCAATGGCCGTAGAGAGTGACCTGCTCTTACGTGCCTTGTCCCACCGCTGTGCCTGAGTGGCATTCTGCCCCGAAGCGGCATCGGCAGCCATGGTCATTCCTTCCTTGGCTGCCTGCAGGAGCTGGCCACGCTTAAAATGATATGACAAAGGCGAAAAAGGGAAGTTGAACCAAGTTAGAAACTCCCAGTATGGAATATTATAATACATGGCGATCTGCTTGGGCTGATAGCCAATGCCCGCAAGACGTTCATATTCCTGTACGTCGATGCGATTCACCCACTCAGGGATAGGGCCGGCCTTCGGATTGGCCTCGAGGAACTTTACCAGATCGAAATTCATAAACTTTTTCTGATTTAAGAAAAATATACTGCTCCTGAAGGGCATTCTCACCGTAATTTCCTGAGCCCTCGACGACGAAGGCTCCAGCAGGAGTGTCCATACATGTCACTTTCTTGTGCGTCCACGCGAACGTAAGCTCTATCACACCATCATCATGAAGCTTCGTCAATCTCTGAAAAACCTCAGGCATTCGAAACTTCAGTGTTTCACTGACATGCAGATGGATGGTGCCCAGCTGTCCTTTTTCCTTGTATCGAAGGAGTGCATTGATAATGCGCTCATTTGTCGAGTAGGTCGCTACATACACATGGTTGATGTAGCCAACAGCCTTCAGAACATGAACGATGAAAGTGAATGCTGTGAAGCTCTTCATGGTCTCAATGAAGAATATTTCACCTTGGTGCGGAAGCCTACCCATGAGATTCTTCAGCGATTCCACCCTGAAAAGCATCTCCACGTCGAATGCATCGTGAAATCGACGGCTTCTCGATAGTTCCGCCTCCAGATCCGCCAAATCGAAATACTCATTCTTCATCCAGCATGCGGCGGATTTCCGCCAGTTCGGCTTCATAGCCGCGTATCTTGTCGCGTCGAGCCTGGTCGAGGTTGGGCTTGTCGCCCCGCTTCATTTCCGACTGCACGCGCCAGATATTCTTTCTGACGCGCTCCTCTCGCCGCACGAGGTCCTTGATGGACATGGTGCGCAGGCGTCGGATGTTGGAGAACTGCCGGAAGATGGGATGGTGTCCGAGGATGCGGTGGTGCTGGTTGTAGTAGTTGAGTTCCTCCCACGTTCGCCGGTTGTCGATATAGGCCTTCACCACGCGTCCCGCCACGTCGGCACACTCCTCAGGCGTGGAAGCGGTGAAGAGTTGTGGCCACGTGTCCTGATAAAGGTGGTACGAGGATATGCGGTCGGTGACAAGCGCCTTCAGCTCCATGGGGCAATCAGTAGATCCCAGGAAGGGAAATTCCTTTCTGAGCCTCAGATGGTCCGGGGAGGTTGGAGAACTCTGAGTCGTCGGAGTAGTCTGAGGTGTCGGGGACGGTGCCGAGCCAAATACCTTCGGACGTATGAATCTTGTCTGTTGTCTAATCTTCATTAGCGATATCTGTTTCGCAAGACAAATAGTCGGGAGTGAGGAACTTTAATAGAGACACCATCTCGTTACCGCAGTTGTTGGCAATATACATGAACTTTTTTGTCGCGAGGAGTTTTTTTACAAAGGCGCTGTCGATGTCAGGTTTTTTAGAGACGAAAGGCAGCAGCCATCCGTCGTGGCTCCAGTCGAGAAGTAAAGGTCTCAGGTCCGGATAGATGAGGTTGAAATATACCGTCGGCAGATGGAAGTCGTCGGTCTTCTTCTCGTTCAACATGAAATGGAGCACCTCCAGCATAGGAGTCTTGAAGAACAGTGCCGGCATATTGGTCTGGTAGTTCCACACCTCATGCTTTGTTGTTCCCATGGCATCGAACAGCAGCTTCACGGTTCTGTTGCCAGTGGTGTCCACCTTGGCCTTCAGCACGGCGATATCTGCGAGGTTGACGGGTCGGATGAGGAACATGCGGTCGGTCATCAGGACGATGCGCTCGGTGTCAACAGATGCAACGGCGCGGCAGATGAGGGAGTTGTCGGAATCATTGGAGTGATCGGATGTGTCGGAGCCGGTGTCAATCCATACGCTGTCGGCCAGCCAGTGGGGCTTTTGCCTTCCGATGACCTTCACCTCTGCGCTCACCCCTCGCAGGTTCTTCGACAGGGAACGGAGGCAATGACGCAGCATGAAAGCGTCGTTCTCGTCGCATGTCAGCATCACAAGAACTGTCACGGCTTCCACTGTGGGGTCGTCGCTGAGGATGACGGAGGTACTTGCATCCTTTGCTTTTGATTCATTCTTCATATTATAATTATAATGGATTCAAAAAAATGCCGGTCTTTCCCGGCTGTCATCCCTGGGTCTCGCGAAGCTGGGAAACGTCACTTATCTGGATTGGTAGAGCGCGAGAGCCACTGACTATGCCAGGATCCTACGGTACTGCAAAGCTATATGTTAATTTGCGATAGCAAAAGGACAGAGGGAATTGACGATTTGACGATTTGACAATTGACATGAAAAAGGCACCCCGCACACGGCGTGATGCCTTCCATCTAAGAGGATTTATCAAACAATGAAACCGTTTCCATTAACCACCGCTACTGATGCCAAGATAGGCATTGATTTCGGCATTGTCGGTGGCAGGAAGTGCCGACTTGGCGATGCGGCCTACGGGATAAGTCAGCGAGTCTGTGGTCAGTTCCACCTCCTGGCGGTTGTTCTCCTTGGTGTCCACCTCGTCGGCCTTGGTCATCTTCAGCGGTGAGCAGGGTGTTCCGTAGATCTTGCAGTACGTCTTCGAGGCGTCGCAGTCGACGGAGATGACACCGAGGTTCGCATTGATGTTGTTGGCCTTGAACTCGGCAAAAGCCAGATCGTCGCCTGGGTGGTTGAACTTGAACGAGTGGTTGTAGCCACGTCCGTAGTTCTCTCCACCCACTGCGTCGCCAGCGTCAATAGAGCTCTCATCGACGAAGATACCGATGGGAGTATAGTCTTGCGCGAAGGTGAGAGAGGTGACAACTACGCTCTTCTCGTCGCGCACATAGGCAGTGGTCTTGTCAAAGTCGAAGACGATGATTACGTTCTTCTTACCATTAGCAAGGCCCTGGTTATTGCTCTGCTTGGGTACAGAGACCATTTGATATCCGGTTGGTTCGGGCATAACTATACAATTTACAATTAGACAATTTACAATTTACGAATTAGGAAGTGATGGGAAATCACGGGGGAAATTCCCATCACATTCTTGTTCAGATTCCCTCTGCAGCGACGGTGAGCTCATAGCTACCGCGGGCAGGGTTGTAGTCGTCGTCACCGGCGAACTTGGCGGTGATGGTGGTCTTACCTGCCCCCACGAGGGTCACGGCTCCAGTCGAGCTGTTCACGGTAGCCACGCTGGTGTCGGAGCTCTCATAGGTGACAGTCTTGCTGTTCACGCTGACGGTAGCCGTCGGCGAGGTGAACGACTGTCCCACCTGAGCGTTTGCCGTTGCATTGGCGAAGGTGACGGTGAGGTTCTTCTTGCCGTTGTAGGTGATGGCGGCAGCGGGAGCGATGTAGGCGAAGACGGCCTCGGCCATCCAGAAGCCGGTACCTTCCCACCACTCTCCGAAGATCTTCACCATGTAGTCCTGCTCCTGGAAGCGGAGGGTGACGTTCTTGGGGTTGTGGCTCATCAGGTGCTTGAAGTTCTCCTTCGGGGTGATGAAGAAGCATCCGGTACCACGGAGGCCTTCGAGCTCTGCGAACGTGAAGTTCGAGAAGTCGATGTCGTTCTTGTGGGTGCCGTCCTGGTTCTTCAGCCACTTGTACTCCTCGAGATACTCGCGGCGGTAGGCGTCGGCCAGCACGGGGTCGATGTGCACCTTCATAGCCTTCTTGGCATACAGAGGATAGAGGTCTGCAACCTCCTTCACAGCGGCGTCGATGGTCGTGCGCACGTTCTTCGAACTGCCGGTGGTGACAATCTCCACACCCTTCTGCAGCCAGCGGATGCCGCTCTTCGTGGTGTGGGCATCGTCGGCATCGTAGTTGTACTTGTCGACCAGCTGCGTCAGGTAGCCGTCCATCGTCTCGCCCGGAGTGGATGCACTGAAGGCACCGCCACCGTCGGCCACGTTCTCCACGTAGCGACCAGTGGCAAGAGCTTGCTCGCGCTCCTCGTCGAGTTTCGGGAAGATGAGCTGGAAGAGGATGTAGCGCACCACGGGCATCGACTGCAGCGTCGAAGCCTGCTCGTCGTACATGTAGCCGATGATGTCCTCCATGATATCGCTGGGGATGATGGGGACGTTCAGCTTGCACTTGTAGTTCTTGATGGTGAGCGGAGTGAACTTGGCAGCACCGCTGGGTGTCCATGCAGGAACAAACTGCTGCAGCACCGTTCCGATGACGCTGGCCTGGTTGGCGCGCACCTCGGTCTTGTCGGTGATGATGGTCGACATGTACTGGGTCGACTCGGTCTGGCCGAACAGCCCCTTCAGGATCTCCAGACGGTTGCTGTCGACATACTTGCCGAACTCGGTCTTCAGCTCAGAGGTGTCGATGGTGCTGTCGCCACTGTAGGCAGCCTGCACCTTACCCTGCATGTAGTCGGCCAGGAAGCGGTTGTGCTTCAGGCTCAGGTCCACGCCGTTCTTCTTCAG